ACCAAGCCAAACTAACATAGTTGGATTGCCATCCATAGCCAAACTATATTGTCTTCTGCGTAGTGACATTCTACCGCTACTTCTTTTTTGTTCAGAATAGTCCGAAAATCCCATTCCTTTCTCACGTTTGCAAGCAGAATTTAACGTATCATAATCAACATTTAGTATCCCAGCTATCTCTTCTCCAGTGCAATGAATACCACACATTTTATCAGCCTGTTCCCAGTCAATTTTGGCAAATGGTTTAGTCTTCATTTTAGCCATCTTTAATCATCTCCATTTTATTAACAACAAAGTTCTGTGGTTTTTTCATTTCTCTAACTGCATCAAATGCTTTCTTTTGATGAGTAAATAATAAGCCATCAACTGGTGATCCATCATGGTAAAAGCAAACTACATATCTTTTAAATGTCATAATAATTCTCCTTTTTTTCCTGTAAAGTCTTCCCATCGTTTTACAATCACATCACAATATTTAGGATCTAATTCCATAATCCTAGCTTTTCTTTGCAATTTTTCACAGGCAATAAGCGTAGATCCTGATCCACCAAATAAATCTAATACAATATCTTTTACTTTTGAAGAGTGGGTTAAAGCAATTTCACCTAATTCAACTGGCTTCATAGTTGGATGTAATTCAGATTTTTGTGGTCTGTCTACGTCCCATACATTTACCAAAGTTCTGTCTTCACAAAAAGAATTCCCATCTTTATTCCAACCAAACCAACAAGGCTCAAATTTATTTTGATATTTACCTCTTCCCAAAGTAAACTGTTGCTTTTTCCAAATTATAGTAGTTGAATTATGAAAAAACTCGTCTAAGACAGTAAACATAACTCTCCCATCTTCTCCTTGACCTGACCAACAATATATAATTCCTTGATTAAATTCTTTTATTGAACTTGCAAAATCTGTGCAAAATGATCTAAAACTATCCTTGCTCATAGAGTCATTTAATATTTCTCTTTGTTTAAATTTTGGATGTTTTATAGTTCCTATACTTACATTATAAGGTGGATCAGTAAAAACCATATCTGACATTTTACCTTCCATAAGTTTTGCAACATCTTCTGATAAACAAGAATCACCGCACATCAGTCTATGATCACCAAGTTGGTATATATCTCCAAGTTTAGTTTTAGCTTCTTCTGGCACTTCTGGCACTTCATCATCTTCAGTCAACCCTTCTACAGTCACTGGATCTAACGCATTTAGCTCTTCTGAACTAAATCCAAGTAAATCAATATCAAAATCTAAGTCTTTAAGTTGTTGAATTTCCAAATTAAGCAGATCATTATCCCAGCCAGCATTTAGTGCAAGTTTGTTATCAGCAATAACATAAGCCTTTTTTTGAATATCAGTTAAATGTGCCAAAGTAATAGTTGGCACTTTATCTAATCCTAATTTCTTGCCAGCCATCAATCTTCCATGACCAGCAATAATACTGTTATCTGTGTCAATTAAAATGGGATTAGTAAAACCAAATTCTTTAATGCTAGAAGCAATCTGGTTAACTTGGTCATCATTATGAGTCCTTGAGTTATTTACATAAGGGATCAGATCCCCTATGCTTTTCTCTTCAACAATAAGTTTATCGATCATATTTTCTCTTCTTTTTTTTATACTTCCTTTTTCTATCCTCAGCCATATGTAAATATCTCCATGTTTTATTGCTCATCATCAATATCTTTAAACTTCATTGTTATCAATCTTTTAAGTTCTTGATTTTCAGTATATAAAGCATCTATAACTTCAATCACCCTAGAATTGTTTTGACCAGCCATTCTGAACTCTTCTTTAAGCTGATCTATTTGCAATTTTATTTCCATAATAATCCTTATTTAAAAAGGGATGTCATCTTCTGGAAATCCCTCAATGGTGTCTTTATCAGACATAGGCGCTGGTGCTGGAGTTCTATTAACTTTGTTTGCTTGGTATTCATTTAAAACTGTGTAAGGCTTTCCGTTCCTACCATAAAGAATGTCTAAATTAATTTTATCACCTGACTGGGATTTCAGCCAATTAATAAAAACATTCTTGTCTGGAATTCCTAAGCTACCAATAACAAAGTCAGGTGCTTGCTCTCGTTTTTCATTAAAAAATATGCCTTCTGGGTATACTTTATCTTGTGCCATGCTCTTCTCCTTTATAATCATATAAATAAATTACTGCTTTACCGCCTTCAACTTGCTCACCTCTTGCTATCTCAATATATTCAATCTGACTGTCATCATCATAAACTCCAGCCTTTTGTAAAGAATCTAAGATTGCTTTTAAGGTGTTATCTAAATCAAACTTTCTTTTTGATCTTGGGTGGATCATTACATTTATTGCAACTTGCTTATCTCCAAAACTTTTAACAGAATTTTCTTTAACAATCTGGATCACAGATTTGGTAAACTGTACGCCAGCTGGGCTAATGTATCTTCTTTTGCCATTAGCAAGCCAATAAGAATTAACACTTGGAGGGTATGGTAATTCTAAACGTACAGTTTTATTCATTATTTAGATTCAGCGAAATGAGATTTAATTGCTTCATTTATTAATCCTGTTTTAGTTTTTTCTTGCTCAATACTTGCCTTAGTTAGTAAGTCTAAACTTTGAGGTGTTAGCTTAACTAAAAAAGGTGTTCGTTTCATTAGATCTGACAATTTACTCTCCTTTGTATTTGGTTCTAATTTTTACTTCTTTAATCTTTTCTTTTTTTCGTTTTACTTCCTTTGATTGCTTATCATATTTAAGTGCTTGTGCAAAAAGATGGAGAGAACATTCTCGACCACTACTTGGAAACCCCTTAGTCATTTTCCAGTAACCATCTGCTCTCGTCCATTTATACTCTAAATTTTTCCCATCATTAAACTCATCACAAATTAATTTATAAAAATCTTTTAGCTTGAGCATATATGAAGTATATCTTTTCTATAGAATCAGTCAATAAATAAAAATATCTTGGATTAAATTTATTTTTGAGGTATGCTTTTTTTAACGGGGGCATTAACCCACCCCTCCTGTCGGTAGATAGCGACCAAGGGAATAAACGAGTTTAACTGCAAGGTATCGTTGCTCGCCATTTTTTTAGGCATTTAAAGGTTCACGATCCGAGGAAGCAGAGGTTCATAGCCTATACTAGATAAACGAGAGCTATCCCTTTCTTTTTAAGGAAAGTGATCCCAAATTGAAAAACCTTTTTTTCAATAACGGGTGAGGTTTTATGCACCTAAAAAACAAGTTATGATCATAAAATTAATCCATATCATAATCAACAACTGTTTTTTTTTAAAGAAAAAAAATTAACTAAACCCCTTAAAAAAACATACTTTATCTATATATTTAGTATATAATGAATATAGAAACACAATTTTATAACCCTAGAAAAGGAAAAAAAAATGACTGAATTTGAAAATCAAAAGCAAGCTCACACAGTAACAGAAAATGACGAGAATGGATTTACAAGACTAATCTGGACATTTTCAAATAAAAAACAAGCCTCAGATTATAGAGATCAACTTGAAGCGGAAGAAGATAAAATGTGGGGTGATAAAAACCACGCTCATGTGTGGTACTCAGTAGTTACAACATCTGCTTATATTTAATTAAATCAAGGTATAAAAAAAGGGCATCAGCCCTTTTTTTTATTGCTGATCCTTTTAATTTGATAGATTAAAAGTTTTTGATGATGCCTTCATAAATTTATTAACATCAAAGCTATCGTTTAACATTTTTAAATTCAAAGCCATGCCCCAGCATAGATCCTCGCAAGCATTGTTAGATCTTAGTGTTGTTGCTATAATTTCAAAATCTCTCTTAGTCATAATTTTTATCCTCCGAGGTGGTTTCCCACCCCATAATTTTGTCTAATTCCCTTGTAGTAATCATTACCAGTTTTTCCTAATTTCTGATGAGATTAGCATTGCATTTCCAACTATATAATCAGGAAAATCAATTAAATCTGTTGCTTTAAAATTTATAGGTAGGTTATTTAATTTGCCTTCTTCGTTGATCAGTAAAATATCTCCTCTTCTGATATTAACTACCTCTACGAATCCTCCAACAAATTCTTGTGCTTCTTTTAATGTTGGTTCTGTAAGTACTCTTATTTCTAATTTTGGTTCTTGGTTTTTCATTTTATATGTTCCTTTTTTTGGTTATATATAATTAATACACTTACATAATGCCCTAATATATATTTAAAGTATAGTTTTTATTTATATATTTAGTTTCCCTTTTATATATAAAAAGTATATAATGTAGTTGTATTATTTAAAAAACCAATTAAAAGGATAAAAATAATGGAATACAAATACAAAAGAAAGATCGTAAAAGATGCAGTTAATATTCATGAAATGTGCATTCAATTCGAAGTAGATTATGATGATAATTATTTAGGCTTAAGAGATTATGCTGATAAATATGGAGATTCACATATTGCATTAGATAAACATCCAGAAATATTTACTGATCAATTCATAATTGATGATGCTATAAACAGATTAGATTGTAGCGAAAATCAATACGAATATAACCTTTATGATCCATACTTTCTTCCAGAGATTAAACAACTAAAACGCTTCCTTAAAAAATGGAGGGTTAAATAATGGATGACTATATCATTTTCTTAATTCTTGTTTTTGCCCTCGGTCTTTTTGGATCGGTGGCATGTGTCCTAGAATTCTTAATTCAAAAATGGGAGGATCGACATGCGTGAATATCCACTGATTGATTGCACCAAAAATAATGACTATGAACTTTCATTAACTTTTTTTAATAATGAATATTTATATAATCTTCTTACTGATTATATGAAAAGTGATTCCAAAAATCATAGGTTAATAGATGTTCTGGATCATGATTTTAAATATACAGAAATTCAACGAGATGACTTTATTGATGACATTAGAAATTATTTTAATGAAATTAAATCATCTCAATTAGAAGACAAATTATATCAAATTAAAAATCTGATGAGAGTTAATATTTGTAATTCTGAAAAGGTTGCGCCAAATGAATTATGATGATCAATTACACGCTGAATATCTGATTAGAGAGTTTAGCAATCTGTCCTTAGCTTTAGGATCTAATACAGTTTTAAGTTGTATGAGTAGATTAAACCCTGAAGCTTTAGAGGAAATTAAAATGTATTTTAACCAAAAAGGAGAAAAATAATGGTTGGTAAATTATCACCAAATGATCAACTCTCAGCAAGTGAACTTCCTTGCCTGATGGGTTGCTCTATTTATAAAACACCCAGTGAGCTTTTAAAAGAGAAAATAAACGTAATTATCGGCAAAGCACCAGCTCCCTTTAAAACCAATGAAGCCATGTTTTGGGGTAATAATTTAGAGAAATCTATACTCAAAGAATCGGCAGAAAGACTTATGCAATCTGATCCAATTTTAGCAACTGATTTTAATGGCGCCTGGCATCATCCTGATTTACCATTTGCCTGTAGTTTAGATGGCACTTTAAATGGCGATAGCAAAGAAATATCTACTGACATTAAATCTGGGATTTATTGCGTAAATTCTGATGTTATTAAAAAAGATGGTTTAGGAATATTAGAAGCAAAATTAACCTCCCACGAACCAGAAACTGAACTTCCTTTATTCCGAGGTGTTTTGCAATTACAAATGCAGATGGATTGCACTAATTCAAGTTGGGGAGCGGTCTGCGTTTTATACAAAGGCACAGAACTGCGTTTATTTGTTTATAAGCGTGATGAGGAATTGATTGCTGAGATTCATAAAGCTATTAAAGACTTTGATCGTAGAATACAAAAATGGAAAAAAGAAGACGAGATTGAATGGTACGACTTTCAAACTCCAGCAGAAGCTTCCAGAATATTTGACACGCCAGATAATGATGTTATTGATCTACCTGACATGGAGGAATCAGCTAATGTCATCTGGGAATTAAGAAAAAAAATTAAGCAACAAGAGGAGATGATTGCAAGAACTGAATTAGAGATCATGGAAAATATGCCTGATCACCAATTAGCAACTGCTGGAAATTTTAAGATTAACTGGAAGACTATAAACTATAAAGCAACTCCAGAAAGAACAATGGATGCAAAACCAGCTCGTTCTTTAAGACAATCTAAATTAAAAGTTATAAACTTGGAGGAAAAAAAATGACCAAAGATTTTGATGATTTACAAGATTTTTTATCTTTAGTTTATAAGAACGTTAAAGATACAGAAAAAAGAAATGACATTATAAAACTATATTTTGAGGAGAGAGACAATGACAACAACATCGGAGATTGCTAAAGCTTTTGTTAAGGCACAACAGGAATTTAATCCAGCAGTAAAAAATTCAGAAAATAACTTTTATGCAAAGGTAAAAGGTAAGCCAACTTATGTAGATTTAACGGGTTGCTATCAAGCAGTGATGTCTGCCTTACATAAGTACGGGATAGGAATAATACAAAAAACACATGAGTACGATGGCTTTGGGGTAAAAGTTGAAACAATTTTTATCCATGAATCTGGAGAGACTTTATCTGCTGGAATATTTGCAATGCCATCTGGGAAACAAGATGCTCATGGAGTTATGGGATCTTTGACTTATGCTCGTAGAGGATCATTAATGTCAGCGTGTGGTCTTGCGCCAGAAGATGATGATGGAAACAGTGCAATGTCTAGTGATCAGTTAAATAATAGAAATATTGCAAAACCTAAATCTGATCTTGAGAAAGTAAAGCAATCCTCACCAATAAAAAACAAGTGGGTTTTAGATAAATTAAGTAATGGAAAAATTGATGTTAAAGATGAGTATGAATTTACAACTGAATTTGTTAGCTCAATAAAAAAAATCGATAAATCAAATATTGAAGGTAAAACAAAGTTTGCTCTTAGTGATAAGCTTTATAAGGCTAATAAAGAAATGATTAAAAAGTTACCTGAATTTAAAACCACAGAAATCGTTATGATTATGGGAGAGATTAAAAGAAAGTATGAGGATAAATAAATGCAAGATTCTGAATTACAATTTATAAGCTTGGTTTTTAATAATCCAAATGCTGATAATCCTCACGCAAGACTTTTGTTAGCAATTCTTGGAAATGCAATTCAAGATGCAGTTGCATCACAATCCACAGAACGCAACAGAAGACAAGCTTGGTATTGGCTTGAAAATGATGATGTGTTAATAAATTATTGTTTATCGTTAATTGATATTGATAGAGATAGAATGATCAACCACTTAAAAAATATGCAGATTAATAAGATAAATCTAAAAACGATGTATCAACAAAAGGAGAGATTATATGACTAATGTAAAAGACACAAGTAGAGAAGCTTACTCATCTTTAAGTTTATTTGAATCAGAAAGTAAGTTAAGCAAAATGCAAGAAGCAATCATAAACCAAATGCAGTATGATAAAGAATATACCAGAAAAGAATTGGCGGTTAAAACTGGCATGGAAACATCAACGATTGCTGGAAGAGTTAACGAGCTAATAAAATCTGGCGCAATAGAAATAGTAGGAAAAAAGAAATGCCCTATAAGCAAAAAAAATGTTGAATCTTTAATAAGGAGTTAGCTTATGATTGAGTTTGCTTTTGTTATGGTAATTAATTTAGCGCCAGATCCTTTGGAAGATTGGCAGTACGTTGGAAATTTTAATAGTTGCTCTGAAGCGGTTTTATTTGTAAACCTTTATTATCCAGATCCAAATAAAGTAGAAATGGAATATAGATGCTTAAACAAAGAATATATATCTTTGCCAAAAGATACAAAAATTATAAACCGAGATATGAAAAACGGATCTGTAAGATATTTTGACTATCATAGTGTTTGTAAAGTAAAAAGAAACTGTACATAAAGGGAGGGGTAAGCATACCAGTTTATTATTTAAAGCGCACCACGAGGCTTATATGAAGCCTAAATTAGTGTAAATTTGGTGGTTTAGGCTCAATTAGATAAATATTTGCTCCTTCTGCGTGTATAAGCAAAAAGTCTTCTTTGTCTTTGGAAAAACAAATTTTGATCATTGCCTGTGTATCTTCTTCTAATAATTCTACGGATAATATGGTTCTGCCTATAATCTTTTCTAAGGTTTCATTTTTGCTTTCTTGTTCTGGTTCAAATTCTACTTCTAAACTTTCCCTATCCATTCTCCATCCTTTCCAAATATCATGGGTTCTAGTTTTGGTTGTGAGTCTAAAATCATTCCGCATCCAACAATAAATCTATTACGAAAATTTTTTGAGTACGAAAAAGCAAGTGATTTTTGTGAGACTAAACATCCAGTCTGAAGTCCCCATATTAATTCGTCAGAGTTGGCAAAATAATCTATTTTAAAAGATGAGTGATAATGTCCTTGAACACAACATTTTGATTGGTTTTGACTCAACTTCAAAACATCAGCCACCATGCCATGAGTAAAAAAACATCTTTGACCATTTGGCAAAGTGATCGTTAAATCTTCTACCCAGTTCCAATCGTCTGAGACTCCTAAATATTCATTATAAGATTTTAAATAATCTACGGGCAAACCATGTTTTAAAGCTCTTCTGTAAACCATTGAGGAATGATTGCTATGAACTAAAGTCATTATAGGAAATATTGATTCGAGTTCTTTAATATATTTTTTTGCTATTCTTAATTCGTCTCCAGCAGAGGGCAGATCAGGATTGCTATCATGCATTGATAAAGCGTGCATATCTAACTCATCTCCAATATTAACAACTAGATCTGGCTTGTATTTTTTCTTTAATGCTTTTAAAAAATCAAATGCTGATCGATGATGATAGGGTATATGTAAATCTGATATAACTAAAATTGATTTATTTTTACTCATAAATAGTTACTCCTGACCTTCCAATTCTTAACATTTGCCTTTTTGGTTTTTTACCTTTTTCTGGAAATGACAAGTGAATCCAAGAATTATACTCAAGCAAACACTGCTCAAATTGAATGTTTGTATCTCTCAATTTTTTCATTATTTCATGTACATCACCAAAATCTGGCGAAGTAAAATCAACTGCTCTGCATTTAATGTGGTGGCTAGTATCTTTTGATTTTAATGCTCTGTTTAATTCTAAGCATCTAAATCCAGAAGATATTAAAATTGCATTGTGATCTAAAACCATTCTTACATCTTCTAATTTTTCAGCCAGATATTTAAGCTTTTCTATTTCCTCAGGAAGAGGTGTATTGTCAATATTTAACCTAACGGCAGTATTGCTATGAGTTAATTCCTCTAAATTAAAATGCGGAGTTAATCTCATCTTTTTTTAACTGATTCAAACAACCCACCGCCAAAATAAAAAGCAATAATTGCTAGCATTATTTCACCAATATAAAAATCAGATAATATAAATTTGATCCCTTGAATATCTCCATACCCTAACAAAGTCATTATTAAGACTATTACAAAACATAACAAATATGTCAAACCAAACATCAGCGCCAAATATCGTTGAGCAACTTTAAATGGAGCGTAAGCAGAAAGTAGGTCTACCTTTGCTTTGTTTTTAATTTCAATCTCTTCTGCTTCTGAGGTGTGCATATCATCAATTAAATCTAAACCTTGTTTGATCACATCACCGCTTCCTAAAATCTTTGCTAATATTCCAAACATTAATAAACCCACCCTATAAATATACAAGCAACTATTGGTGTTATTGGCATGACTGCTAAAAACGCAAGCGCAAAGATAACTCGCTTGCCAAATATTTTCTTAAAGTAAAGCATTACAATACATAAATAAAAGTAATAATCCTAAAATAATTGTTAATATTTTATCATTCAAATTTTCCAGCCTTGCGAGGTAGCCCATAAATAAACTAATGCAACTAACATCAAAGCGAATATTCCACGAAGAGAGAATTTACCAAATTCAGAAAATTTCTCATCTAGCCATTCAGATAGACCTTCCTTAATTGCTTTTTTTTGCTCTTCAGGTTTCATGACATTGTTTTATCTAAAAATTTTGTTATTTTAGATTCAATAGCTGGGAGCAATCTCATGCCAGAATAACCAATTAAAAATGCTATTGCGTAAGCAAAGGTATGATGTAAATCAAAAGAGTGCATTATTGGAGGAATAAAAAAGAAGGCTGAAATTAAAGCAATGCCAACATTTAAGAAAAATTCTCTTCTAGCCTGTTTACGTTTTACAAGCCAATTTATATGACCGCCTTTTGGCTTTCGACCTTTTACTTTTTTAGTATTGTAGTTGCACAACCCTCCAGCTATTGAAGCAAATATAGTTAAATAATCCATTTTTTATTAACCTTAAAAAATAACTAATTTTGGCACATATGAATGATGTGCATCATCTTCTGGTATTGCATAGCCTGTACCATTACCCCAAGCATACAACTGACCATCTTCCATTCTTGCGTTCCAACTCGAAGAACTTGAATATCCAACTCCTTCAATTTGTGCAACTTTACTTGGTAAGCCAAAGACTTCTTTGAATATATAATTGTTTCCAGTTATGCCTTGTCCACATTGACCATGAGCATTATATCCACAAGTGTAAACTTTTCCTTCTGAAGTTAAAACTGCTGAAGTAATTGTTGATGCTGAACCAGTAAATCTTGCTTCTATAATTGTGAAAGGCATAGAAGCACTGCTTAAAGTTTGGTCTGCATAACTTCCATCTGATTGCAATAAACTAAATTTACATTCTGCAAATGAAGTTATTTGTGTTGTGTTTCCTTGTCCAAGTTGTCCATATCCGTTGTACCCAGAACCCCAAAGAGTGCCATCTTTTTTAATGATTAATGTCCCATTATAATTAGTTCCAGTATTTGCACATTGTACCTTGTCAACATTTGCCATCACATTTGTTGGGTTGTAATAATTTCCAACAACTCCACCCCTACCAAAAGCGCCATTGTTATCGTAACCCCAGTTCCACATATTGTCAGAAGTATCTATTACAAAAACACCTTTATAAGATACGCAAGCAAGTCTGTCTATTGGAGTCTCACCAGCAGTCGTTCCAACATTAGGCACAATAGTTGGCACATTATGAGCCGTAGTATTATTTTCCCCATGCTGATAATAAGCAGAATAGCCTGTATGGTAAACATCTCCGTTATTAGTAAGTGTTATTAAACAAGGTACAGTTGAATTACTTAGCTTTATTTGTTTTGCTTTTAAATCAGTAGTTGAGCCAAAGGTTGGATATTCTTTAAACTGGGATTGAGCAGTAGTATTAGATTGTCCCATTAATCCATGAGCGTTGTAACCAGTACCATGAACTTTACCATCTTCGTCTCTTACAATTACTGCTCCATGAGTACCATCTGTTCCATGAGGAGTTGCAATTTCAACTATTTTTTTTCTGTTTGCTTCTGTAGTTGTGCTTCCAATACCGCCAGTAAAATTAGTTCTTTTTGAAATGTTAACTGGCACTCCTTTTCTGCCTTCATAAGTTCCACCAGCCGTTGTGACTCCAATACCCATTGAACCATCTACATTAGTTCCCCAAGTCCAGAGATGTTTATTTTTATCAATACACGCACCCATCTTTCTGTAGTCAGTCATAAATTGACCAGTGAGAGTTGTATTTATTCTTGGAAATTCTTGAGGAAATGGTAAAGCTATTGGTTGTGATTTAGAGTTTGACAAGTAACCTATGCCAGCATTATAAGCAGTATTCCCTCCCCAATATCTGAGAGTGCCATCATCCATTAAAACAGTTGTCCCTTGATATGTTCCAGCCATACCGAAATCTTTTAATCTGGCAACCTTAGTTCCTGATCTAACACTTTCAGCTTCCCAATTTGGAAGCAGTGTTGCTTCGTCAATTTTCAACACCTGATTTTCAGAACCCACTGGCAAAGATGCAAGTTGAGTTCCATCATAATATAAAATGTCACCTTCTACACTTCCAGTTGAATCAACACCTTGAGCAAACTGATTCCAATTAGATGTAGTGACTGTAACTGTTACTGATAGTTTTGCAGTTGGCGCAGAACCTCCCATTCCAGTATGAGCATGACAGTAATAAAATAAATTTGGTGCATCAGTTGGCACAACTATTTGGATATATCTTGTAGTGGCGGAAGCAAAAGAACCTGATTGGTAAGTAGCAAGAGAGACTGCTGAACCATCTAAATAATATGTAACCCCACTTGTGTAAGCAACTCCTCCACCATGAGTTCCGTCTGAAGTAGAACTAAATAATAATGGATGAGTGTCGTTTGAGGAATCACTTTGATAAATCTTGTAAGTATTTCCTTCGATTAATTTTAAGTATTTTTGTTTTACATAAGTTCCTGTGCCATCTGTTACATCAACATGAAAATAATTAGAACCACCATCTGCAATTACTTTTACATAATAAGACAATGTAGATGTTCCTAAATTTGTAGTTACTGTTGCTGGAGCAGTTCCAGATGTAGAATCTGTGGTACAAATATATGTTGTGCCATTAAAAGAAACTACATCTTGTTCATAATAAGTTGTCGAAGATGAGTAAGCACCCTTCCAACTGAATTTAACTTTACCAAGTGATACTGTTGCCATTACTCTCTCCTATTAAAAAAGTACCTTCCTAGGCACATAAATATTTTGTGCATCATCATCATTATTTAATTGACTTACACCACTTCCGACAGTCCAAACACCTCCATTATCGTCAAGCAAACAATAATTTAATGGCGCATCAACTGCCGTTATACTTCCAGCTATTTCATAATCAATAATTTTCTCGTTAACTTGCATGGATGGTATTCCATCTGATTGAAAAGAATAAGGGTTAATATCTAAAACATCCCCAGTACCACAAGCACCGATGTTATTTTCTCCCCAAGCAAACATGTACCCATCAGTTGTTAAGCTTGAACAATTAGCAGTATATAAACCAAAAGCAACATGAAGCTTTGATTTACTAAATACATCATTACCAGAATGAATATGTTTTGCAGTTTGGTCTTTACCATCTTCCGTTCTAAATCTTAGCTTGTTCCATCCACCCCCAGTGCCATCAGGAATTTTTGAATTGCCACTGTTTCCGTTTGCCTGTGAATACCCAACTCCCCAAATTTCTCCGTTTGCACCTAACCCAAAATATCTCTCATACCCAGCAGAAGTTCCCCAAACATCAACGAACCCTCCAATATCAACTCCACTTGAACTTCCGCCATAAGCACTTGATCCACCAAATATTGTTTGACCATCATCTGATGTCATTTGACCAGCACCTCCTATTGTTGGCAACGCCCAAGCTGGGTGAGTTGTAAAAGCGTGACCTTGCTCTGTGCTATCCCCTCTTCCCCAAACTCTCCCTGTAGTATCAACAAGATTTTGAGTTGTTTTATATTGAACTCCAGCAGTAACATGATAATCACTACTTCCTGTCCGCCATACACTATAAGTATTGCTTAGAATTTTTGTATATTCAACAAAGCCTTCGTAATAATGTGCATCATTTAAGTTACGATTTAAATACCCACAGGTGTATAACTTTCCATTCTCATCAATTAATCCAGTTGTTGAATAAATATGAGCACTCGGAAATATATGCTTTTGTTTTATGACTGGCATAGGATTACCATCTGCTAAAGTTGCAACTCTAGTCGGCTTCCTTTGAGGGTTAACTTGTCCATCTCTTCCACATTGTCCATATTGATTAAACCCCCAAGAATATATGTTTCCATTCTCATCTTGAGCAAACATTGCAGTGTATGCTGAAGCACTGTTATATTCTCTATCACCAATTATGTAAGTAATTTTTTTGCCTTCCATATCAGTGCCTAAACTAATATTTATAAATCTTGATTGAACTACATTAGCTCCATTACCATAGCTCGGATTCCATGACCACCCTCCAATTTCAGAATTACTACCCATTGCCCACAAGTTTCCATCTTGGTCAATCACATAAATATTTTGCTCTAATTGAAAGGCATCAACTGCATAAACATTTTGAGGTAGTGCCACAGAATTTGGGTGCATTGTAGATATAGCATAATTTGACTGTCCAATCCTTCCTCCTGTATTGTCTGCCCAAGTTCGCAAAGTTCCATCACTCATAATTGCACCAAGAGTTGCATTATATTGATTGCTTGCGTTAGTTCTTTTTTTTCTCATTAATTTAACTGCTCTTGTCCCAGCTCTTTCTCCAGAATATCTAAACTCAACTGAGCCATTTTTAGAATGTAGGTAGGTATTTTTTACTCCTGAAGTTCCGCCAGATAAAGAGTTTGTAACTACCTGACCTTTTGTTGTTGCATTTTGCTGACCTTTAGCAAACTCAACCCAAGAGCCATTAAGATAATAATAAACTTCACCATCTTTTTTTGTAACATCATAATTTACATAAGTAGTTCCAGCAGAGTAATTACCCTTCCATCTGTAACCTAACTTCGTGTAATCAATACTGTTTAAGCTCATTATTTATTCCTTAAATAGTTATTTGCAATTCGTTATTTACAATAGCCATTGTAATTCCTTGAGCTAATAACCAATTGTCATAGTCTGCAACATCTACATCATCACTTGTTGATGTAGTTAAATTTAAAACATTATCAGATACTTTTAATCCATAAAAAGAAGTCGAACCAGAAGCTCCTCCTCCTATATTTCCCCACTCACTTCCGTTGTAACCTTCAAAAGATGTAGTAGTAGAATTGAATCTTAAAAATCCAGTGCTTGGAGAACCATCTCTTTGAGCAGTTGTGCCTGTTGGCATTTCTGCTGAACCAGTAGAAGATGTTTTAGAGACTGCAAGAGAAGCAACAGAAGGTGATAGCCATGAGCTACCATTGTAATATTCTATATTTGAAAGAGTTGAATTATATCTAAAATAACCAGCAGATGGAGAGCCATCTCTTTGCGCAGTAGTTCCGCTTGGAAGTTCAGCAGAGCTTGTTGCTCCAGTTTGCTCAACTTTATTATTATTTAAATTATTTAAATTGGCATCATTTTCAACTGCTGATATTGGTGATCCTTTTCCAGACCGAGTTACAATCGTTGTCATAATAAATTACCCAAAAGTTACGTCCCAAGATATTTTAAGTGCATCAGAGGCAGTTTTTGATACTGAGCTAAATGTTGCTCTGTTTAACATTACCCCTCCTGAAGAAGCGTTCATAATTCCAGCTTCTACAATAGTTCCTGTTCCTGTTCCAGCTGGAAAGTCTCCAACAAAACTAATTACATTACTTGCGACAGTTTTTCCTGTTAGTAATACTCTGCCTGTCTCTGTTCCTAGAGTTGTATTTCCAATTGCTTCCGCAGTACCAGATGTTCCTATTGCCATATGTGTAAATGATGTTCCAGATCCAGATACCAAAGTTGCAACTAAGTTTTTTCCTGTTGTTACAATAATATTGTCGACTTCTTTTGTTTCTATAACCTTGCCATTTCTGACAAGCTCAATTTTTAACTTTCCTTTAATCTCCATTTGCTCTTCCATAATGTTCCTCTACCTCGTTGTTAAACTCCTCAATTAAAAAATCAATGCTCTTTCTATAAACTAAATAATCTTTATTGTTTTTATCTGCAATACCTAAGTTTAACATTTTAAACTCATCTTCTAAACTGTACGCATTTCTAATTCTTTCTTGTAATAATGGNAAATATAACTTTCTTAAATCATCTTTTGTAGGTTTTATATCTCTCATGCTTCTTCCGTTGCATAAGCAATAAATGTTTTTTCAATCTTTAATCCCAATAAAACTCTTTTACCATCAATTGGCTTAACATCTGTAACTTTGCCACCAGACCTTAAAACTGTTAATCCATCTGGTTCTAAATAAATTGCATCCCCATTATTCATTAAAGCACTTCCTTTAAATTCAATAGGCTTTCCATAATTTACTATTGCAACTCCAGCAATACTTACTTTTTTTGTTTCTAATTTTCCATTAATTTTAACAATCAAATGTTCTGGATTATTCTTGTTATATTTTAGCATAAACCCAGCTTTTGGTAGTGTTCCAACTTCCATTATTCATAAACTCCAATAGTTGTTAAATCAGTGTCAATATAAGTGTCAAGCTCATAAGTCCCATCAACAACTGAAACAGTTACATTTTCAGTTATTGCCAAAGTATCATCTAAATCAACATACCAAAATAATATGCCAGAGAACCTTCTAACAAAGTCAGTTATTGGCATACTGTCTGTTAGTCTTAGTTCTTTTTCAAAAGATAAAGATTCAGTAAGTGAGACTGTATCTCCTAAAGATACTACTGGTTGAACTCCTACAAATTCAGATATTGTTAAAGAATCTGTTAATGTTTTAAATTTAGTATTTACATCGTTTAAGGTAAAGATTGGAGTGCCTTCAGATATTGCCAGGCTATCTGTTAGTAAATCTGTAGAAAGAAAAAAATCTCCTACATGACTTTCTTTAACTTGCAAATGGATCAAGTCTGGTTCTTTATCTATTGCAGATCCAAACTGTAAGGTTTTTCTTTGTATAAATCCTTTTGATAAAACACTATTAGCATAAATTGGTACATTTATATTTATATAATCTCCAACTTCAAACGCTAGATTTTTTAACGTTGAAGATACACCAGCTATGTATTTTGGTGCTGATTTATCGTCATATAATCTTTTTGCAACAAGTTCAGCAGTTACTTGCTCTCCAGCCATTGCTAGATCATAAGTCCTTTCTTTTTTGTGAACTCCTCTTGCTCTGATTGCATCAAGTTTTGTTTTTGTGTAAGTTCTGCCTCTTCCAACTTTTTCTGCATAATCAAACCGCCTTGAATAATCAGTTTGAGGAGAGTAAGCATATCTTACATCAACTTCAGTTGCTAAATCACTTGCTTTTGCTCTTCCTAATGTAGTTGATTTAATAAGTAAATCAGAGCTTCCAACACTGCCATCTGCCGTAATTGAATCAGATGAATGTCTTATATAAGCTATGCCATTTTGCCAATTTATAAAACTGTTTGAGTGGAATAACATATCACCTACAACATCTCTTAATCTGTTTGGTTCTGTTATTGCAAAATCAATAGCATTAAAACCTTCTACTCCATCTGTATTTCCTAAATCTGTTGTTGGAGATGGATTTAAACTTGCAGATGTTGGATTATTCATAAAAGGATAATTTGCATTTGCAGTTTTAGTTATATCATCTGTGTTGTAAACTTTTTGGAATTGAGTGTTCATTTCAGATTCATTAACATATTGCACAATGTCAGCAGAACCTTCTGATCCACTTATTGGATTTCTTGCGTATAAATTTATTAACTTTTTAATTTGCTCATTTGGTTGAACATAACCAGTTGTGCCATCACAATTACCTCGAACATCACAAGTTACTTTTTGACCAACAAATATATCAGCAGAACTATTACCGCCAATAAGTTTTACAGTTCCAGTTTTAGTTGCAAAACCATATTTTGTAACATCTCCAATTCTATCTACTCCCGTTAATGCAAAACCAGTTGAATCACTTGGGAAGTATTCTGGAAAGCTCAAAGTTGAATAAAAAGATGTAGTTTCTCCAGATGAATTTACGTCAAATGTAGATGAACCATCTGGAGCTTCTCTTTCTACTGCAAATTCTAAATAATAAATAAGACCACATGTAATGAAAGCTGAAATATTTATTTCTGGAGAAGTGCTTGTAAAAACAACTGGAGAAGACAATGAAATGCCACCACCAGAAGGAGGAAGGTCTGCAATAATTACTTCATCACTTCCACTTCTTGCTTTTATTTGTAATCCAGAACAACCGCTTGCTGGAAAATGGATAGATTCAGTGGCTGGAAAATAAAGAGCCGAAACATTGTATGTAATATACCAAGTAAAAAGCTCCGCACCACCGCCACTGTGCTTGTGTCCAGAATCAGTTATACCTATTGTATCTAAAACTCCTATAGAGTCATCAACTCCAATAGTGTCTGAAACTTCAAAACCACTTGAACCAGTAACTGCAATTCCAGCTGGCTTTGTTTTTACTAGAACATAAGCTTTTCCAAATGGAAGATTCCAATCTGTACCCATATCATTATCAAACAAATCACTTGCACTTAAGTTTTTAAAAGCTTTAAAAGTTACTGGAACTCCATCTACCTTTACATTAGTAATTGAATCAACTGCATGGTCTGCAACTAGATAAGCATACATAGTTGATAGGTTGTTTGATGACTCTGGAAAAGGATGTGGAAACTTTTGATATACAGTGTCACCAATCTCATGATTTTTAGTTAAAGTGCTTTCTAAATTTGCTTTCCATAACCCATCAGCAACAACATATTCTAAAGATGTTATTCTGATTTCCTCATCTAAGTCTGGAGTGTTTATAATCATTAATGGAAACTTGCCTAAGCTAGTTCCAACAAAAGTATCTGCCCACCATCCTACATCATGAGATAAAAACATTACATTCATTCCAGCAGTTGCTGGCAATGCTAATATTGAAGCAAGTCCAGAAGCAACTGGTCGACAAGTTACATCTCTTACTCTTCCCATAATTATAGGTTTAGTATCTCCAATAGCATCTGGATCTGCTACTGGAAATTCCTCTCTGCTAATTAAATCTGGAAGTTGTCTATCATAAGTGTGAGCAATGTCAGTTAAACTAAAAGATACGCTATCTTCTGTTATTTC